TCTATGTAAAGAGTATCTAACTACCAAACACGCTATGTCTATGTAATGTTTAATCATGTACCTGTTTCTCTACCTGTATTGGATAGAGAAACAATTGATGGTGTCAGATACTATAAAGTTCCCGATCAGGATGAATTTTTAAAATTAGTATCAATTACTTCGGTAACCAGTCACTACAATAGAGAAAAGTTTGCTAAGTGGCGTAAGAAGGTTGGTGAGAAGAAAGCTAACGAGATTACTCGTAAGGCAACTTCTCGTGGAACTGATATGCACACACTAGTGGAGCACTATTTGTTAAATGAAGATCTTCCTACGGTTCAACCATTATCAGACTATCTCTATAAAATTGCGAAACCTACCCTTAACAAAATTGACAATATTCATTCGTTAGAGGGATCTCTTTATAGTAAAGAGTTGGGTGTTGCTGGTACTGTAGACTGTATAGCAGAGTATGAAGGAGAATTAGCAGTCATTGATTTTAAGACTTCTAAAGCACCAAAACCACGAGAGTGGATTGATGGTTACTTTGTACAGGCAGCAGCATATGCGTGTATGTATTATGAACTAACAGGCACTCCTGTTAAAAAACTAGTCATTATTATGGCATGTGAGGATGGTGAGTGTGTTGTGTATGAGGAGCGAGATAAGATGAAATATATGAGATTACTCGTTACTTACATTAAAACCTTCCTAGACTACCATCTACAATTACATGGAAAATGAATTTACATCAGCATTAAACAAGAAATTTATGAATTCTGCAAAGTTTGCAGTAGAGATAGAAAAACTTGTTAAAAATGAGAAACTCAACTACATTGATGCTATTGTTCTTTATTGTGAAGAGAATAGTATAGAGATTGATTCTATTACTAAGTTGATTTCTAAACCTTTGAAAGAAAAACTTAAGTGTGATGCACAACAGTTAAACTTTATGAAGAAGACTACTCGTGCTAAATTGCCATTATGAAAAGACTTAATAACCCACATACTATTAATTATTTAAATTTTAAGAAGTGGGCTACTGGGTCTGACTGCCTATGGTCATATATTCCATCTGCAACTCCTAATTATGAGGATCCTACTGAGATAGAAGGTGAGCAGAGGAATCTTCCTTTTTATACCAGAACAATTCTAAAAAGACCAGAGAATGACTTTCGTTATCCTGCATTAGAACATTCTGATACAAAAGAACTTCGTAGTGTTATTGAAGTTCTTAATGAGATAATGGATTTTAATAATATCCAGATGACAAGTTATATGAGGATATCACTTAACTGTGTTCATCCTGAAAAAGAAGTATATAATACACTACCTCATATAGATCATCAGTTTCTTCATGGTAATATAATAGTATATTTGACTGATTCTGGTGGCAAGACTTTTGTTAAGAATGAAGACAAATCTAAGTATTTTGAGCATGATCCAGTAGAAGATGATATAATACTGTTTAGTGGTAAACACTTTATGCAAAATCCTTCGGATAACCGAAGAGTCATACTGGTTGCTACATTTATACCTTAATATGGTAAAATAAATAGAGGTGTTCAAGGGGGAATTATGTCAGAGTTTTTTGAATCCGATATCGTCAGAGACGAGATGGAAACAATTAATGATATGCAAGAAGAGATCTATAGTAAGGTCTTCGATTTTCCCACGCTTCCTTTACAGGAACAACTTGATCATTTAGAGCAATTAGATGATTTGCTTGAAAAACAGCAGATTCTCTATACTCGTATGAAATTGTCTAATGATCCCCGTGCTAAAGAAATGGCTGACAATGTTCGCCAATCTGCTATAGTAATGGGGTTCCCTAAGGATGTTGATTGTAATGTTCTGTTCTCTAACATGAGGACCACTCTTGAAAGAGTCCGTAAGGGAATTGACAGAGGAGCATGAGTGCCTTATAATAGACTCGTACAAAAGCCAAATCCAATTACACAGGCCAAATCTTATGTCTTTCGCATCGCTTAAAAAGCAATCATCTCTTGGTAGTCTTACTGCCAAACTTGTTAAAGAGGTTGAGAAAACCAATTCAGCAAACAAAGGAGATGAGCGACTCTGGAAACCAGAAGTCGATAAAGCAGGTAATGGTTATGCCGTTATCCGATTTCTTCCAGCACCTGATGGAGAAGATCTCCCTTGGGTAAAACTATACTCCCATGCCTTCCAAGGACCAGGTGGGTGGTATATTGAGAATTCATTAACTACAGTTAATAGTAAGGATCCCTGTTCTGAATACAATACTACCTTATGGAACAGTGGAGTAGAATCTGATAAGCAGATTGCTCGTAATCAAAAGCGTAAGCTTTCTTATTATTCAAACATATATGTCGTAAAAGATCCAGCAAATCCTGATAATGAAGGAAAAGTATTCCTTTATAAGTTTGGTAAGAAGATCTTTGATAAAATTATGGGTGCAATGCAACCAGAATTTGAGGATGAGACACCTCTCAACCCATTCGATTTCTGGGCAGGAGCAGACTTTAAGGTTAAGATTAAGAAGGTAGCAGGTTTCTGGAACTATGATAGTTCTGAGTTTGCTGCTCCTAAACCACTCCTTAAGGATGATGATGCTTTAGAAGCACTCTGGAAGAAAGAGTACTCATTGCAGGAACTAGTTTCTGCTGATAAGTTCAAATCTTATGATGAACTTAAGAAGCGTCTTGAAGCAGTTTTGAAACTCAATGCTGCACCTGCTCGTCAAGTAGCAGAAGAAGTTGCTAACGAAGAGGTTGAAGAAGTTGCAGCAGCACCTGCAGCAGAAGACGATGCTCTATCATATTTTCAACAGTTAGCTGAAGAATGAATATCGTAGGAATCTATGGTGCATTTGATTGGGATGCCAATCATGGCAAACTCACTGATTATTTTAGCGTAGATTCTGTAGAAAGTACATCCTGGTCTCACGACTCAGGGTGTACTCTTTTTATGGATGGAAAGCATATTTGTAGTATCAGCGAAGAAAGAATTTCACGGACAAAGTATGATGGAAATTACCCAAAGAATTCTATCGATCTATGTTTAGATAAAGGTGGTATTCATAGAAGAGATATAGATCTAGTATATTTTGTACCAACTCATCATTTTATTTGTTTCCAACAAATTAAAAGTGGTTTGGCAAATAAGATTTTAAAACAATCATTTCCTAAGGCAGAGATTAGATTTACAGGACATCATCTTGCACATGCAGCTTCTACTGTCTTTACATCAGATTTTAATGAAGGTACTTTTCTAACCTTTGATGGTGGTGGATCTGCTATTCAAGATCCAACTAGAGATTATGTTGATCATATTGAGAATAATTCTATAGGATACTTTAATAAGAAGAAGCGTATCTTTAGATTTTATAATATGTTCGAGCATCAATATAATAATTTCGGACAGTTATATCAGAGTGTAGCATCAAAAATTTATCAGAAGAAGACTGGTGAAGAAATAAAACACTGGGAAGGTATCACTGCCTCTAATGGTAAGATAATGGGATTGTCTGCATATGGCACACCAGGTGATCATCCTAAAGGATATGAAGTAACTGAACATTCTATTCCTTATATTAATTTTGCTGCATTTGCTGAGAAATCAGATTATTATCACGAGAAGTTATGTGATATGATGTCACCTGAGGATGCTGCATATTATCTTCAGAGAACTTTTGAGGATGGAATGTTAGATCTTCTTAAATCTTTAAGGAAAGGTCATTTAGATAAGAATACTTGTTTTGCTGGTGGAGTCTTTCTTAATGTTTTAGGTAATACCCTTATTAAAGAGAGTGGTATCTTTGAAGATATCCATATACCACCATTTACAGATGACTCTGGTGTGCATTTTGGTGCTGCTATATGGGGATGTTATGAGAATGAAGAAGATATATCTTTACCAGATAATCTTGCTCTTTTAGGTAGAGATTTCCATAATGATGAAATAGTACAGTATCTTGATATGTTTGATCTTTCTTATAGGGACTATGACATAGATATTGTTGCAGATCTTATTAAGGATAATAAAATTGTTGCTTGGTTCCAAGGTAGATCAGAGGCAGGACCAAGGGCATTGGGATCTAGATCGATCTTTATGAGTCCTACCAGAGCTGAAAATAAAGACATTTTGAATAAGAGAGTAAAGCATAGAGATCACTGGAGACCTTTTGCTGGTACGATATTAGAGGATCGTGTAGGAGAATATTTCTTAGAGGCATATACTAGTCCTTATATGCTATATTCTCAGCATTCTACAACTGATGAGATACCTGCGATTACTCATGAAGATAGGACTTGTAGGATTCAAACAGTCAATCAGGATCAGAATCCTAGGGTACATGATCTCTTGACTAGACTGGATCCTCCTGTTATACTTAATACATCATTTAATGATAATGGAGAACCTATAATAGATTCACCTTATGATGCTGTTCGGGCATTTACCCATTTGGATATTGACCATATGGTAATTGGTGATTTTATTGTAGATAAATAAATCAGAACTATTATTTTTGAGACATGGCTTTTTCGGCAACTCATTATATTGTTAATTACAAAACAGGTAACTCTGACAAGAGCATAGAGATCTATGCTACTAGTGCTGCTGATGCAGAAACTAAACTTAAGAAAAAGTTTCCTGACGCTACAAGCATTGTTGCATCTGTTGTATCCTAATGTCACGCAATAAAGTTATCGCATATGCCGATGCTAACGGCAAGTGTAGAGTAGTAATCCCTACAATGGATTGTGCTCTATCCGATGATGATGTTATTGCAAAGGATATCCCTACATCGGATTATTCTGTCATTGATCCTGCGGATTTACCCTCTAAGGAGTTTAGATCTGCATGGCAGTACAATCATGGCAGTAAGACTGTTACAGCAGATCTTGCTACAGCAAA